AAAGCATGAGAATGTGAAATCTAATTTCACTCCTAATACAGTAGTTACAATATTGAATAATACTGGTGGCAATGCAATTGTAACAACAAACCAATTGGCGCATTAATATGACAACATCAAGAGTATTATTTCAGCTAGGAAGCGAAATATCGCCAATTATTTTGACTAATGGAATTGCTAAGTACATTCCTGGCGGAATGTTGCCTATTGTTGCAATTACAGAGGCATCTAGTTTTACTTTAGGTCTTCTATCTGGAAGTATTAACCTTGATCTTGATACGTACCTTTGCCATTTCATGCCATTACCAGGATCTATGCTTATTAACAATGATATTGGAGAATATCCATTTGCTAATCAGGCCGTAGCTGCAAATGCTATTATTGCAAAACCTATACCTGTATCTTTGTTGATGAACTGTCCTGTAAATCAAGGGTATGGATATATTTCAAAGTTTACGACTATTTCGGCATTAAAATCAGCCCTTGATTTGCATAACTCAATGGGTGGTACTTACATAGTTGCAACTCCATCTTATATTTATAAGAATTGCATTCTCAAGCAGATGAAAGACGTCACAGGGAGTGGAAGCAAGCAGGTTCAGCAACAATGGCAATTTGACTTTGAGAAGCCTTTATTAACTGAATCAGAAGCGGGCTCTGTTCTTAATGCACTAATGTCAAAACTTTCAGGTGGATTACCTGTTGATACTCCAAGTTGGTCTGGAGCCGCAGTATCTTCTGGAACTAACTTTGCAGGAACAACAAATATTACATCAGCCAAAAACTTGACTGGTACTGCATCAGGATTGGGGTAAAAATGACAACATTTAATTACAACCCAACATCTGAATCTGTATTTCAATTTCAGCCTACATTAGATAATAATGTATACAACGTTATTGTAAATTACAATATTTTTGGTCAGAGATTCTACGTTAATATTTATGATCTTTCTGGAACTCTAATATTGTGCATGCCATTTATTGGATCACCGTTAAATTACGATATTTCTTTGACTGCCGGGTATTTCACTTCAACTATGATTTACAGGATTGCAAATCAACAAATTGAGGTTTCACCATGAGGGCCTACAATTTGATTATTAGTGACTCAAAGACTGGAAAGGTTGTTCGTAACTACTCCAGTTTTTTATCTAATGGATCGTACAATACGGCAGCATTGACATTAGAATTAAATGTCCCTTTATATGCAATGGCATCCCCAATGGGAATGGCAATGATGAAAATATGGGGGATATCGTTACAGGATATAGGGCAAGCAAGTGACTTAAACGGTCAAACCATTAGATTGTACGCAGGAATGGCTAGTGGTTTGCCTTTAGCAAATCCAGCACAATATGGCTTGATACTAGAAGGAACAATTTATCAGGCATTTGGTAACTGGCAAGGTACTAATCAAACGTTAGACATTATTGCTTACACTTACTCTGGAACTGCTTCACAGCCAGCAAACCTAACGTTGAACTGGAAAAAAGGAGTTCATTTAGGAACTGCAATTGCAAATACATTAGCTACGGCATTTCCAACAATGAAAGCAATTGTTAATATTAGTCCAAACATTATTCTGTCACATGATGAGCCTGGGTACTACAGTACATTGACTCAATTTGCAGAATACATAAAAGGCGTTAGTCAGACAATCATTGGTGGTAGCTATTCTGGTGTTGATATGTGCATTAAAAACAACCAGATTATTGTTTACGATGGAACAAGCAAAACATCACCATTACAGATTAATTTTGTTGATTTGATTGGTCAGCCAACATGGATAGGGCCGCAACAGATTAACGTACGTTCAGTGCTAAGGTCAGATATTAATGTAGGTGATTACATTAAAATGCCTACAGGATCTGTAACCACAATTACACAGTCTTCACAATCACAATATAGAAACAAATCAGCGTTTCAAAGTACGTTTCAAGTTGTTAGAATATTGCATGCAGGAAATTCAAGGCAAGCTGATGCTAATTCTTGGATAACATCAATTGATTCGGTGATATCAGTATGAGTAACGAAGGGCAAAAAACACCACTTGCGCTATCTCTAAATAATTTCGCGCAAAAAAAGATAATGGATGCCGTCCAGCTTCTTGGCAAGGGACTCCCTGCGTCTGTTGTTTCTGTATCTGGTTCAATTGTTACCGTGAAGTTTGAAATACAGTCAGGATTTACGCTGCCACAAGTGACCATCCCTTTGTTTGGCCCTGAGTATGTACGTTATCCAATACAAGATGGCTGCAAAGGTGTGGTGGTGCCAATGGACGCCCGCATTGGTGGTGTTAGCGGACTAGGGACTGGAACTGCTGATTTGTCTATACCGGCGAATCTTTCTGCGTTGGTTTTCTTGCCCATAGCAAATACTGCATGGACTAGCGTAGATCCTAACGCTGTCACACTTTACGGACCAAATGGAGTTGTAATCCGTGATACTGGATCTGGAGCAGTAATAACGCTAACTCCGTCTGGAATTAACTGTGTTGTCGGTGGAAATTCTTTGTTGATTAATAGTTCTGGAACAACGGTTACAGGTCCATTTACAGTTAATGGTGCCACTGTGCTGAATGGTCCATTATCTCAAGGTGTTGGTGCGGGAGGCGGTACAGCTACAATGCTTGGGCCAATAACTGTAACAAATGATGTTGTTGCTGGTGGTAAGTCACTAAAGACGCACGTTCACTCTGGCGTTACATCAGGCGGAAGCAACACAGGAGCACCGGTATAATGAGAACATATGGCAGATTAAACGGAAATTGGGTAGAGATAGATACAGATTCAAATGGATATAACGATTCTGTTTATATCACGACACTCGCGCAATGCTTGAAACTTGCACCTGGAGAATCACCATTCTATGCTCAGTATGGTATCCCTGCCCAAATGTCAGTTATTCAGCAGATATTACCTACTTACTACGTTGCTAATACACAGAGTTTATTTTCTCAATATTTCTCTAATTTGCAGATTTCGCAGACAACAGATGCCACGCCAACATATAATATTAATGTATTGACTAATTCAGGCTCCAGAATAATTACACAGGTGGCAACATGAGTTTACCAACAATTATCACGTCAGCAGGTTTGCAGCCTCAAGATCCTACCGTATTGAGGAATCAGCTTATTGCGTCTGTTGCTGCGCAAGTACCTGGATATACTGCTGATTTGCCTGGATCATTGATAGAAGATATTTCATCAACAGATGTTGGCGCGCTTGTTATTTGTGATCAGGCTAGAGTTGATCTAGTTAACTCGCTAACACCATATGGCGCAAACGATCAATTACTGTTGCAATTAGGTAATGTTTATGGCGTCCCATTAAACAACACGACCAATACAAGCGTATATGTTGTATTTTCCAGTACGGCAATCGGATATTCTATACCATCAGGATTCGTTGTATCTGATGGAACGTACCAATACACCACTCAAGAAGGTGTGATTATTGGAACTAATGGACAAAGCGCTAGTGTTTATTGTGTAGCAACAATAAGCGGTATTTGGGCGGTACCAGCAAACACAGTTACTTTACTGGCAACATCAGTACCCTCTCCTGTGGTTGTCACGGTTAACAATCCACTAGCAGGAACTCCTGGGCTTGCTTCTGAGAGTATGGATGCATACCGTTCACAAGTATTACAGGCTGGTCTGTGTGGTGCGCAGGGTATGCCTAATTACTTGAGAACACTTCTCGGTAATGTATCTGGTGTACAAACACGGCTTGTTTCGATTCGCCAGCAGTCTTCTAGTTGGGAAATTATCTGCGGCGGCGGCGATCCGTATCAGGTTGCATACGCAATTTACAATTCTTTATTTGATATTTCTTCTTTGGTTGGTTCAACATTAAGCGTAACAGGAATTACTAATGCAAATCCTGGCGTTGTAACGACAAACTTAAACCACAATTTTTCAACAGGTCAGGTTATTAATATTGCCGGCGTTGTTGGAATGACTTCTATAAATAACACGCCGTTGACTGTTACAGTATTAACTCCAACTACATTTAGTATTGGTGTTAATACTACTAGCTATGGGGCATATTCATCAGGTGGTGTAGTTACACCAAACCTACGTAATTCAGTTGTAAGCATTCAAGACTATCCAGACACGTATCTGATACCTTATGTTATCCCTCCACAACAGACAGTAACAGTAACTGTAACGTGGAATACATCAGCCACAAATTTTGTATCACAAGCAGCTATTGTCCAATATGGAAATCCTGCAATTGTAAATTACATTAATTCTATTTATGCGGGTCAGCCAATTAACTTATTACAGATGCAAGAGGTATTTCAGCAAGCAATTGCTACAATATTACCTACAAATCTTTTAACAAGATTAGTTTTTGCAATTACTATTAATGGTATTTCAGTTTCACCA